ATGGTTTCGTAGATAGTGCGGGTTCAGTTGCGATCAACACAAGTCTTGTTGCAGATACCACACCTCAGTTGGGTGGTAATCTTGATCTCAATGGTAATGACATTACTGGTACAGGTGACATCACTCACACTGGTGTATTAACGACCACATCAAATGTCGATGGACAAGCGGCAATCAACATCATTGAGACCGATTCCAATAGTGCATCAGGCCCAATCTTCCAGTTGAAGAGAATATCAGGTACTCCTGCCAATGGTGACAATCTTGGTCAAATGAAGTTCAAGGGAAAGAACTCTAGTGGTGCTGACCAAGTTTATGGTCAGTTCTATGGTAGAATTGGCAATATCAACGATGGTTCAGAGGCAGGTACATTCGAGTGGCAAGTTGCAAAATCGGGTACAATGACCTCGACAATGAGACTTACCGATACACAATTTAAACTATTGAATGGTACTACAATAGACCTTTCTGGTGCATTGACCACAAATAGTACAATTGATGGTCGTGATGTTGCGACAGATGGTTCAAAACTGGATGGTATTGAAGCAAGTGCAACTGCCGATCAAACTGCATCCGAAATACTGACTGCAATTAAGACAGTAGATGGTGCTTCAAGTGGATTGGATGCTGACTTACTTGATGGTCAGGAAGGTTCACACTACAGAATTAATGTGTACAACAACTCAGGTACACTGTTAAACTAAGGATAAATAGATAGTATGCCATATACAAGATTAAATAGTAGAGACAACTTCATAGACTACTGTCTGCGTAGACTGGGTCATCCTGTAATTGAAATAAATGTGGATGACGAGCAGATAGAAGATCGTGTGAACGATGCATTGCAGTTATTCACCGAGTATGCCGCAGAGGGTAGTTACAAAGTGTTCCTTCCTGTTGCCGTAACACAGGATATGGTAACACGAAAGGCAATTGACTTTGATCTCGACACAACCGCACTTCCCGATGCTGATGATATTCTCAGTGTTCTGAGAGTTCTGCCTTTTGATACTTCATCTGGCAGTACCAGTTTCATGGATGTCAAATACCAAATGCGTCTCAATGATTTGTGGGGCATGGGTAGTGGTATAGGTTCCTCGGTTGCTTCCTATGAGATGATGCAACAGTATATGAGTTTGATTGACATGAAACTCACTGGACATCCACAGATTCAATTCAAACGAGAGACAAACACCATACAGATACTTGGTGATTTCGAGAGTGGAGACCTCAAGGTTGGGGACAATCTGATGATCGAAATGTATGTTGCATCCAATGCGAATAACAATGGCAAATTGTATGATAACTTGTTTTTGAAAGAATATGCGACTGCCTTGATCAAAGAACAGTGGGGTTCTAACCTTATCAAGTTTGAGGGCATGACCCTTCCCGGTGGTATACAATTAAATGGCAGACAGATTTACGAAGATGCCAAGCAAGAGATAGAGACAATTAGACAAAGAATATATAATGAGTATGACACTCCACCAGACTTCTTTGTAGGATAACATAATGGCAACGAACCCATACTTCAAGCAGGGTGTTCGTTCTGAACAGACAGTCTATGAGGACATTGTAATTGAATCCCTCAAGATGTACGGACAGGATGTATACTACCTTCCACGAGAAATCGTCAACAAGGACTCGGTCTTTCTTGATGATGTTCCGTCAACCTTTGGTTCTGCCTATAAGGTAGAGATGTATATTGAGAACACCGAAGCATTTGACGGTGAGGGTGATCTGTTCACCAAGTTTGGTATCGAACTACGAGATCAAGCAAACTTTGTTGTTTCAAGAAAGAGATGGAAGCAACTTGTCGGTTCTCGTCTATCAGAGAACAACTTCCGACCAAGGGAAGGTGATCTAATTTATCTCACTCTATCTGATTCTATATTTGAGATTCGTAAGGTAGAGACCGAGACTCCGTTCTATCAGATGAGTAACTTGCCCACATTTAGAATGACTTGTGAATTGTTCGAGTACAATGATGAGAACTTTGATACTGACATTGCAGAGATTGATGAAGTAGAGTTTGAGGGTGCGTTCCAGTATGCATTAACTCTGGACTCGGCAGGATTCTACAATAATCTTTCAGGAACAACTGGAGACAACTGGACTGTCGGTGAGATTGTAACTCAGTCTGGTACTGGTTATCAGATGAAGGGTGAGGTCACTTCATTCAATCGTGATACTAAGATACTACAGATTGCCCATGCAGGAGCAACTGATGGTAAGTTCCACACCTTCACCACTACTCAACAGGTCATTGGTGCTGAGTCTGGTAGGGTATCGACACCGACACTGGTACAAGAACTGCAAGAGATTCAGCAGGATTCGCAGAACAAAATATTCAATGACTTTGAAGCAGACTTCCTTGACTTCTCAGAGTCTAATCCGTTTGGGGACTTATAATGTTTGGAACATGGTTTTATCATAAACGAGTAAGGACTGCGGTATCGGTATTTGGATCGATGTTCAATAACCTTCATGTACTCAGGCACAATAGTTCGGGAGAGACTATCTCTCAGGTTAAAGTACCTCTGTCCTATGCACCCAAGAGAAACTTCATCTCTCGACTAGAAGAAATGTCCAAGGGTGAGGATGCAGAACGCAGGGTGGCAATCAAGTTACCTCGTATGTCATTTGAGATTACCAATATGGCATATGACCCAACTCGACAGTTACCCAAGGTTAATAATATTGCCAAAGCAAGTAATGAGATAACCACAAAACAGAAGATTTATACATCTACTCCATATACAATCTCGTTTCAGTTAAACATCTATGCGAAGTCACAGGATGATGCACTACAGATTGTAGAACAGATTCTTCCATACTTTGCACCACAGTACACTGCGACAATCAAACCTTTCTCAGACATACCTAGTCTGACCGAAGATGTTCCGATCTCTTTGGCAGGGGTTCAGTTCTCGGATGACTTTGAGGGTGCACTCGAACAACGCAGGACAATCATATACACTCTCGACTTTGAGATGAAGATTGCACTGTATGGGCCCGAGGGTACTGGTAACATCATTCGTGATGTTCGTAACAACTTCTTCTTACAACAAGGTGGATTGAACGATAGTGATGTGTACCTCAAAACACAGAAGATTACTCCGACTCCAGTTGGTGTGACTGCCGATAGTGACTATGGATTTAATACAATAGATTTGGATAGTGCATAATGAGTGAAGAAAAACGAATAAAGGATGACTACGAATATTCTCGTGATACATACTATGAGATACTCGAAAAAGGTAAAGAGAGTATGGAGTTGATGATCGAAGTTGCTCGTGAATCAGAACATCCTCGTGCGTTTGAAGTGTTATCTACTATGATGAAGAACATGGCAGATGTCAATGATAAGTTGATGGATTTGAATAAGAAGAACAAAGACATCAACACAAAGGATGAACCTAAACAACTCGGTAACACGACAAATAACTTATTTGTAGGAACCACAACAGACCTACAGAGATTGATACAGAATGAAACTCAAGTGGAAAAAGTAATTGATGTCGAACCCGAATCCAAATGAATCCTACCTCGGTAACATAAATGTTAAACGAGATGGAGTTCAACATCAATTTACCGAAGAAGAAATAAAAGAATACATCAAGTGTGCCAAAGACCCTGTACACTTCTGTAAAACCTATCTCAAGGTAATCTCTCTGGATGATGGTCTAGTCCCATTTAGACTATATCCCTATCAAGAGAAGATGTTCGATCATTTCAATAGTAATCGTTTCTCTATCGTACTTGCGTGTCGGCAGTCTGGTAAATCAATCAGTTCGGTTGGTTACATAATCTGGTATGCTTGTTTCCATAGTGAGAAAACCATTGCCATACTTGCAAACAAAGGTGCAACTGCAAGGTAGATGTTAGCACGAGTCACATTGATGCTAGAGAATCTTCCATTCTTTCTCCAACCGGGAACTAAGGCACTGAACAAAGGTTCGATTGAGTTTAGTAACAACTCTCGAATCATTGCCGCTGCTACTTCTGGTAGTTCTATTCGTGGTATGTCGGTCAACCTCTTGTTCCTAGACGAGTTCGCATTTGTTGAAAGAGCAAATGAATTCTACACATCCACCTATCCAGTAATTTCTGCGGGTAAAGACACCAAGGTAATTATCACATCGACTGCCAATGGTATCGGTAATACCTTCCACAAGATATGGGAGGGTGCAGTACAGAAGGTCAATGAGTTTGTTCCATTCACCGTAAACTGGCACGATGTGCCGGGAAGGGATGAGGAATGGAAGAAACAGACAATCGCAAACACATCCCAATTGCAGTTTGACCAAGAGTTTGGCAACACTTTCTTTGGGACAGGTGACACCCTAATTAATGCCGAGACATTATTGGGGTTTAGAGCAGTACAACCCTCTACACATCGTGAGGGTGGTGACTTATTAATATACGACAATCCAGACAAAGAACACGAATATGTTATGTGTGTGGATGTATCAAAAGGAAGAGGACAGGATTATTCTACATTTAATGTAATCGACATTAGCACGAGACCTTTCAAACAGGTTGCTGTCTATCGCAATAATACTATATCTCCATTACTCTTTCCTAATGTTATATATAAGTACGCAAATTTCTACAATGAAGCATATGTGGTAATTGAGTCCAATGACCAAGGCACGGTTGTCTGTAATGGACTGTATCAAGACCTCGAATACGAGAATCTTCATATGGAATCGGCAGTCAAGGCAGACCGCATCGGTATCGAAATGAACCGCAAGGTCAAACGATTAGGTTGTTCCTCTATCAAGGATATACTTGAACAGAAGAAGTTGGACATCCTAGATGAGAATACCATCATGGAGATTTCTACATTTACTGCGAGAGGTCAGTCATATGAGGCATCGGATGGAAACCATGATGACT